TACTATATTTAGTATATATATTAGAAGAAAAAATGCAGTAAATGATATAGCAACCTGTATTACTTGTGGTAAAAAGGATCATTGGAAAAAACTACAGAATGGACATTTTCAAAGTCGTAAACACTATTCAACTAGATGGGATGAAATAAACTGTCAAGTTCAATGTGCAGGTTGTAATGTATTTAAGTATGGAGAACAGTATGTATTTGGTAATAAACTAGATATTAAATATGGTTCAGGAACTGCTGAAAGATTACACTTAAAAGCTAAACAAATAATTAAACTAACTAACCCAGAGATAGAAGAAATGATATTAAGGTATAAAAATTTTGTAGATTTAATGGAATAGTATATCTTTACAGTATTCTGTTTGTTTTGTCTTTAATGAAAGAAGGGGGTTAATTTAATTAATCCTTTTTTTTTGTGCCTATTTTTGTTTTATTAACAATTTTGTTTATATTTGTTTAAGTTTAATTTATAAAAACATTTAAAAATGGCATTACAAACACAAAAGCAAGACATTGAAAAAGAAATCAAAACATTAGAATTGATGCATTCACACGCATCTATGATGGGAGATACAAAAAATCAGAAATTATTTGAAAATAAGATATTCTGGTTAAAATCAACTTTAACACACATAGAATAATGTTTGCAACTTTCAGAGAAAATTATTCACATCAGACAAAAGATACTTTATTATTAGAATATAAGTATAAAGTAGAAGCCTTAACTAGTAAAGTTAAATTTCTAGAAGCACAATTAGAAGTAATTACAAATCAAAAAAACAGATAAATGAAAAATAATATATATCATAAAATATTTCAATTAAGAAAAGAAATAGGTACAATAAGCAAAGATGCTTCAAACCCTTTTTACAGGTCAAAATATTTTGACATTAATTCACTAATAAAACAACTAGATCCATTATTTGAAAAACATAAAATATGTTTAGTTCAGCCTATCACAGATGAATATGTAAGAACTGTATTAGTAGATTTAGATGGTGGATCAATTGAATCTTCTTTAAAACTTACTAAAGGATTAGATGCACAAAAAAAAGGTTCAGAAATAACTTATTATCGTAGATATACTTTAGCATCTTTATTAGGCTTACAAGCTGTAGATGATGATGGTAATTTAGCAGTAAAAACAAAACCAAAACCAAAACCAAAAAATTGGTTATTAAAAAAGAATGATATAAAAAATTGTGAAAATGCTATAATTTCTGGTGAATACACAATAAAAGACATAAAGGAAAAATGGAATATGTCTGATGATATAGAAAAACAATTAAATAATTTAACAATAAATAAAAATCAATAACTATGAGTTCACTAATTAATGCAAGTATCAGGGTAGATAAATTACCTAAAGAAAAATTTATTAAAGGCAGACCAGATGCTGAAGGTAAAACACCAATTTATTACAACTTTACAATATCTATTCAAGATGAAACAAGATATGGTAATAATGTAGCTATAACTGATTCACAAACTAAAGAAGAACGTGAAGCTAAAAAACCTAAAAACTATTTAGGAAATGGAAAAGTTGTTTGGACTGATTCTAATATTGTTCTAGCAGAACGTGAAGAACCAAAACTTGATATTATTTCAGGAACAGAATCTGCACACACAACAGACTTACCATTCTAGTAAATACTTTTTTTAATAATAATTAAGGTATGGATTTTAGAATCTGTACCTTTTTTTTTTTATCTTTATTCAATGACAGAGAAACAGACAGAACAATATCTATATATGCAATTAATTGAAGAAGATTGTTATATAGACACAAAAGAAAAAATAGACTATCCACCAGTAGCATTATCTTATGGTGAACAATTAATTAAATCAAGATCAGGTGATAAACTTCTTCCAATTCCCATTTGCAGTTATGGTAATATAATATCATTGGCTGCACCACCAAAAACAAAGAAATCTTTTTTTATATCATTATTAGCTTCTGTATTTTTAAGTGGGTCAAATATGTATGGTGGTCAATTAAAAGGTCATAGAGGTAATGGAAACTGTGTTCACATAGACACAGAGCAGTCCAGGTGGCATTCACAGAATTGCTTTTCTAGACCATTTGCAATGGATTATAAAACAGATGCTAGTAAATACAATACATTTGCGTTAAGAACAATTCCTTTTAAAGACAGAATGAATTTTTTGGAATACTATTTGAGCAAATTAACTGAACCATCTTTAGTTTGTTTAGATGGAGTTGCTGATATGGTAGGTGATGTTAATGATTTAATAAGCTGTAATGCTTGTGTTCAAAAATTAATGGAACTTTCTGAAAAATATAATTGTGCAATAATTTGTGTTATTCATAATAATTTCGGAACTTCCAAAATGACAGGACATCTTGGATCAGCATTAGCCAAAAAATCAGAAACAATTATTGAACTTGAACAGAACACAGTAAATAAAGACTGGATTACTGTGCATTGTAAACAAAGTAGAAACTATGCATTTGATACATTTAGTTTTGAAGTTAATGATTATGGATTACCTTTGGTAGTAGATGATTTATATGATCCTTTAAAAAGTAATGGTTAAAGAAAAAATGATTCTTATTGCAAATAAACACAATACCTGGATAGATATTGTTAAAACATTTGGCTGCAATAAAAGAACAGCAGAAGACATTACACAAGAAATGTATATCAAAATACAACTAAAGCTAGAAAAAGGCTTAGATATAATGTATAAAGATGAAATCAACTACTACTACATATTTAAAACACTAAGAACACTATTTCTAGACCTCAAAAGAAAAGGTAAAAATATATCAATGATTCCTTTAGACAATGTTCATCTAATTAATAATGATGTAAATTATGATGAAAGCTATGAAAAGGTAAAACAAGCATTAAATGAAATGTGGTGGTATGATAGAAAAGTATTTGAAATAATAAATAATGGTGAAAGTATTGCAGAATTTTCTAGAAAATCTTATATTCAGTATTACTCACTTTATAACACATACAGAAAAGTTAAAGACAAACTCAAAAAATTATTATGAAAATAAAATTAACTCCTGAACAAATGCAATGGTGCAAAGACCTAGCAATAAAAAGGTCAGGCTCTATGAATCATTCAGAAACTAAAAACAGTATAAATTGTTTTAAAACTAAAGATGGATGGCATAGACATTATGTTGGTGCTTTAGGTGAATTAGCTTATTCTATATATTCTGGCAAAAAAATTGATACATCTATAATTGGTAGGGGTGATGATGGAACTGATTTTGATAATGGTGTTGATGTAAAAACTTCATCTTCTAAATACAGACCTGACTTATTAATATTCAAAAAACAATATGATAGGAAAATAGCTGATAGTTATGTTCTAGCTTGGTTACAATTACCGACAGTAGAATTGGTAGGATCAATATCCAGGAATAGATTTGATGAATTAAAAGAAATTAAAAATTTTGGATATGGTGATTCTTATATAGTAAACAAAACACACTTAAATAAAATAATATGAATATAGGTTTTTTTCATCCTTGTCCTATTTGCATAAGTGCATCAGTTATATTATACTTAATTTATAAAAAATACAAAAAATGAAATTAGGAGATTTAATTTATTACATTACCAAGTACACAGGTATAAAATATATAGTAGAAACATATCACGCATTTAGAGGTACAAAATGTAATTGTGATAAACGTAGAAAAAAATTCAATGAAATTAAAATCAAAAGATGGTAAAATTTAATAAATATGATTTTGAATTATGGACAGTCTTTAGAATGGACACAAAGCAATACTTATCAGCCAATGAATTTGACTTGGTCTGCAAGTTACACGCAAAATATTACAAGCATAGTTTTTATAAACCCTGCACCTGCTCACCCAAAACAGTAAATAGATGGATTAAAGATTTGAATGTAATTTGGGATAATGGGAATCCAGAAGATTAATAAGTGGGAACAGGCTGTTGTGATGATTCTAAACTTAGATGGTTGGGATTTGAAATGGACTGGTGAAGGAAATTCTAGATGGGATGCAGCAGGTAAAACCCCAAAAGGTTTTGATTGTGTTATTGAAATGAAATTCCGAAAAAAGTATTATGAAGAAAAATTAATTGAAAAAGATAAATATGATGCATTAATGTCTTTAGATAAAAAGATTATTAAATTATATTTTGTTAATGATCCTAAAGGTAATTTCTTATTCTGGTTAAATACACTCAAGCTGCCAGAACCTATAAAAAAATATTGTCCAGACACTACAATGTGGACTAAAAGAAGATTAAAAAAAGATGTATATCTTCTAAAAGAAAACCAAGCCAGTAGAATAAATATCAATCTTTCTTAAAAAAAGTTATTAAATTTTGTTTATAACTCAAATAGTTCTATATTTGAAAAAAACAAAACAATGAAAAAAACATTAAAATTAATTTCAGAAGCATTATTTGTAGTATCAATCTTTGTTCTATTTTGGGCATCACTTTGGATATTCGCATAATATGAGAAAACAAAAATCATTATGGAGAAAAAATAAGTATGGGAAATGGTATAAGCTAAAACCTGTAAATAATAAGGAAGTGTTTATTCCTTGTGATGATACTACTCAAACTTATAATTGGCAAATAACAAATAAAAGTGGTAAACTGAAAGCTAAGAAATGAAAAAAGAAAAAAAGGTTAGACAGTACAGATCAAGACAAGGCAGGTCTGATAAACAGTATGAAAGTAATATGATTGTATTTGGCATATCTTTGATAGGTCTTTTTATATGTATCGTATTATTAATAATATTTTAAAATGAATAAATATTTAAATTATTTAAATGATAAATATTTTAAAGAAATAAACTACATACAAATCAAAAGTAAAATTAATAAAAATGAATCATCCATTCGAAAACGAAATCTTCAACGCATTTAGAGTTAAAGAAAAAAAAATAAAAGAAGCAATAGAATTTCTACAAGAAAACAATTACAAAGTTTTTAAAGAAATAAAAAAATGATTCTACTTGTTGATGCAGACAGCTTAATATTTGCTAGTTGTTACAGGTCAAAAGAAAATCCTGAAGATCATCCATACTATGAAGACATAGAAGATGCTAAAATTAAGTTTGACCATCAGTTTATGAAAATAGTAAATGACCTGGAAGAACAATTTGAAATAGATAAGATTATAACATTTAATGGCAGCAAAGGAAACTTTAGAAAATTACTGACTTCTAAATATAAAGCCAATAGAAAAAAACAAGAATTACCACCACTACTTCACGAAATGCATCAGTATGTAAAATATCAATACAGTAGCATATTTGGATATGGTATTGAAACAGATGATATGGTAGCAAGATATTGGTACGAAATCAGCAACACAGTTGGAAAAGAAGAAGTAATGATTGTCAGCATAGATAAAGACTACAGACAGTTTCCCTGCTTGATTTATAATTACCACCACAAACACAAACAAATAATTAACATATCAGAAGAAGAAGCATTATACAACTTCTACGAACAAATGATAGTAGGAGATACAGCAGACAATGTAAACTACTTTAAAGGAAAGGGTAAAGCATTTGCAAAAAAATATTTTAAAGACTGCAAAACACAATACCAATACACTAAACAACTATATTTGTTATTCCAAAAACAATATAAAGGCAAGGCAAGACAGAAATATACAGAATGTTATAACCTTTTAAAATTAAGAACACAATGATGAATTTGAAGCCTATTGAAATAGCTAATAAGATAAAAGAACTGTCAGGATTAGATATATTTAAAAACACAAGACAAAGAAAATATGTAGAACATCGTTCACTCCTGGCAACCATCCTAAGAAATAAATTACTAATGAGATGGACTAACATTGCAGTATTTTTTAAATCACAAGGAAAAGATATGAACCACGCAACAGTTATGCATAGCACAAGACAATATTCTATGTATAAAAAACACAACAAAAAACTTGAAGAAATAGAAAAAATCTTCTCATTTAAAAGTGATTTAAACTATGATGAAATAGATAGAATACATTACTTAGAAAATAAATGTAATTCCTGTGAAACAAAACTTAAAGAACCACTAGTAAAATTAGTTAGAGATATACCAAAAGAAAAAACTGCTGATGTAGAAGAAAACATTAAAAGACTAATGAAGGCTTGGGAGTGGAAACAAAAAGTACTATAATGGAAAAAGACCAAAAAAAAAGAAAACAAATTCCTATATATAGTGGACTAATTAAATATTTTCCTGATGCACTTTGTGAGGTAGCTAAGGTGTCTTATATAGGTAGTAAACAACATCATCCTAATAAACCATTACATTGGGATAGAAACAAATCCACAGATGATTTAGATGCACTAATGCGACATCTTCTTCAAGCAGATGAATTAGATATTGATGGAACACCTCACTTAGCAAAATGTGCCTGGAGATGTTTGGCTGCACTTCAAAAACAAGCCGAAAATAAAAACAAATAAATAACTGTTTTATAAAATCTATTGTTAAATTCGTTATATAGTAAAGATTGATTAATCAATAAAATATCAATTATGGAAATCAAGAATGGCAACAGCCAATTAAATGAAACTAGAAATTTGTACAATCATAAAGTGTCCAGGCTTAATATCTTAGGTCATAGCAAGAAGATACAATGGGATGGTCGCAGAAGGTTCAGAACAATATAATTATGGATAAAAGAAAAAACAATGGTGGCTCAAGACAAGGTTCAGGAAGGCCAAGAAAAGCTGATGAAGTTAGGCTAATAGAAAAGATGGATAATCTAATTGATAATGATGAAGTAATTAAAACACTAGGACAGCAAGTCTTAAAAGGTGATTCTAGGGCAATGTCATTATACTTTGGTTATAGATATGGTAAACCTAAAGAATCAGTAGATATAAATTCTTCTGAAGGCTTTAATATAAACTTCAAAGACCTGATTAAATTTAAGTGATAGATATTAATAAAAAGTATGCACCCATACAACAATCACCTTCTAGATATTTTATTGTAACTGGTGGTCGAGGTTCTGGGAAGTCTTTTTCAATTAATCTACAATTAGTGCTGCTAACCTATGAAGCAGGACACACAATCCTATTTACCAGGTTTACATTAGCATCTGCATATATTTCCATAATACCTGAATTTATAGACAAGATAGAAACCTTAAACATTCAAGACCATTTCCATATTACAAAAGATGAAATCATAAATAAACTATCAGGCAGTAAGATATTGTTTAAAGGCATTAAAACATCATCAGGAGATCAAACAGCAAACCTGAAGTCTTTAACTAATGTTAGCACTTGGGTTATGGATGAAGCAGAAGAACTAGTGGATGAAAGTATATTTGACAAGATAGATTTGTCTGTTAGAAACCTTAAAAAACAAAACAGAGTAATACTGATATTGAATCCTGTTACAAAAGAACATTGGATATATTCCAGGTTCTTTGAAGATAAAGGTGTGATGGATGGTAGCAACACAACAAAAGACAACACAACATATATACACACAACATATCTAGACAATCTAGAAAACTTATCTAAATCATATTTAACTCAAATAGAGAATATCAAGAAAAGAAGACCAGAAAAATATAGACATCAAATGCTTGGTGGATGGTTAGCTAAAGCTGAGGGTGTGATATTTACTAATTGGAAGATAGGAGAATTTAAACAAGTAGGTGTTTCAGTATTTGGTCAAGATTATGGATTTGCATCAGACAGTTCAACATTGATAGAAACTAACATAGACACAACTAATAAAATAATCTATCTAAAGGAATGTTTTTATCTGCCTAAACTAACTACAACACAGATTGCACAACTAAACCTAAAACACGCAAAGACTAATTTAATAGTGGGTGATTCTGCTGAACCTAGATTGATAGCTGAGGTTAAGGCAAAAGGATGTAATCTAATAAAATCAATAAAAGGTCAAGGGTCAATTACCTATGGTATTTCACTACTACAAGACTATGATTTAATTATAGAACCAAACAGCATAAATCTTATTAAAGAACTAAACAACTATTGTTGGCTTGAACGTAAATCAAACACACCAATAGATAAATGGAATCATTGCATAGATGCTATAAGGTATGCAGTAAGCTATCAACTTCAGAACCCAAATAGAGGTACATATTATATTTCATAAATAAGTTATTAAATTTTGTGAATAACTTTAATTGTGTTATTTTAGCATTAATGAATGCAATAGAAAACATACACAACTTGGAATACTTAAGTAATTCAATAGTGGTCTTAGAAAAGTTAAAAGAATGGCAAAAGGCTAGACCTGACAATAAAGACCTCAACAATTTAATTAATAAATACCTAGATATTACTTTCTATATTATTAGACTTCAGCAGGATGCTATGGCAAAAGATATGATGATTAGTAAATTTAGATTTGAAAGAAATACAGCTAGATTAGAACTTCAGGAATTAAAAGATCAATATACAAAATTAAAAGAATTAGAACTATGAAAGTAAAAGGAGAATACAATGTAGAAGAAGCTAACTATAATTTAAATATTTCTTATGAATATTATTGGGATGATGGCAATTATTTTAACCCACCTGAAAGCGACTTAGAAATACTAGAAGTTACTTTAAACGGAATGGATATAACTGACTTTTATTGGGATTGGGTTGATGATGCAATACATTCGCAAGTATGGGATTATGCACAAGAAAATAGAAATGAATAAGATGTTGTAATAATAACTTGGGAAAAGTTACAACATTGATAGGGTGGTCAGAAATGGCTGCCCTTTTTTTATTATCTTAGTATATTATAAAATCTTTAATTAAATCCGTTATATATATATGAAAGTTGAATTAACTATTCCTAACAGTCTGTCAGAAATATCTTTAAAACAGTATCAGAAGTTTTTAAAAATACAGAAAAACAATACTGATGCTTATTTCTTACAATGTAAGATGATTGAAATCTTCTGCAATCTAGATGCTAAGTCAGTTAGACTATTAAAGCTGTCTGATGCTGATAGAATAGTACACATTTTAAATACTATGTTTGATTCTAAGCCAGAATTAATTAGAACATTTACTATGAATAATATTGAATATGGAATTGTTCCAGATTTTGATGCTATTTCTTTAGGTGAATATATTGACTTAGATACATATATTGGTGATTGGGAAAATATGTTAATTGCTATGAATGTATTATATAGACCTGTAAAAAACAAAATGGGAGATAAATATATCATTAAAGATTATGATGTAAATTCTAAAGAAAATTTAGATGAAATTTCTATGGACATAGTTCTGGGGTCAATTTTTTTTTTGTATCAACTAGGGATAGATTTATCGACAGTTATGGTGAACTATTTGGAGAATCAGGAAATAGACAGCTCGATGCATCAACAAATTTTGGAAGAAAGTGGGGTTGGTATCAATCAATTTACTCACTCGCTAAAGGAGATATTACGAGATTTGAAAGTATTACCAAATTAAATGTACACACTTGTTTAATGATGTTGTCATTTATGAAAGACAAAAATGAATTAGAAGCAAAACAAATAAAAAAGAATTTTAAATGAGCCAACAAGGAATAAGGGGTTTTTATCAATTAACAGAAACTATAAAAGAACAGTTGCTAGAAGATAAAAATATCAATACAGTAACTACAGGAGATATTACAGATGTTAATTTAAACAAGCAAGACATATTCCCTATGGGTCATATTATTGTAAATAGTGTAGTAGATCAGGAACAAGTATTAAGATTCAATATTACAGTATTAGCAATGGATATTGTTGACCAATCTAAAGAACTTACTATAGATAGGTTTAAGGGAAATGCCAATGAGCAGGATATTCTTAACACACAATTATCAGTATTAAATAAACTAATACAAAGATTAAGAATGGGTGATTTATATAGAGATATGTATCAGCTACAAAGTGATCCTACACTAGAGCCATTCTATGATAGATTTGAAAATCAACTAGCAGGATGGTCTGCAAATATGGAAGTGGTAATCTATAATGACATATATATCTGCTAATGGAATACAACAATTTAGAAGCTGTAATGAAAAAGTATGCTAAGTATGTCATACAACAAGCTAAATCTAATTTATCTAAAGCAAAACCATATCCTAAAAACAAAGGTAATTTATATAATACATTAGACTATAAGATTGACCCAGATGACCAGGAAGCATTATTAGTAGAATTCCTAATGGAAGATTATGCTCAATTTGTAGATCAAGGTGTAAAAGGAAAAAACCCTAATGCTTTACCATCAGGTTCAAAACACTATGGTAAACAACAAGCACCTAATAGTCCTTATAAATTTGGTGCAATGAAGTCTAAAGGATTAAGGGCAGCAATAAATAAATGGACTGTTCAAAAAAGCATAAAAGGTGTCAGAGATAAAAAAGGTAGATTTCTTAAAAGAAAGACAATGCAATATTTAATAACTAGAAGTATATATTTAGCAGGTATCAAACCAACATACTTTTTTTCTAAACCATTTGAAGCAGGAATAAAAAAATATGAATTACAATTTAAAAAGGCATTTATATCAGACTTAGAAAGTCGAATGGTATATGGTGAAAAATAAACATTATGGCAAACATAGCATTAAGAAACCCACAATATAAATTTATACAAGTATCATCAGGTGTTCAGTCTGTAGAATGTAAAATAACAATAAATACAGTTTTACGTTATACACTTGTAAAAAATGTAAGTCCAAGCACAGGATGCAATTTTGATATTTCAGAACTTGTCAGGGATTATTTAGAAATAACTTATTCTTCTACTTATGCAGCAGATACAGTATTAATATCAACTAGTCTAAAACAATACTCAGGATTAAATGGAACAGGAAGTCAAGTAGGTTCAACTGTTAATTATACAGATGTAGGATGGGAAGCCTATGGTTATTTTCCTGAGGGTTCTAATCCTGAAATACCTTTTACAACAGGCGCACAATTTTTAATAGCACCTAATACTACAGGTGTTGGGTCAAGATGGCAAATCTTTGTTCCTTATGGAGTAGCAGGATATGTGCAATACATAACACAAACAGGAAGTTATTCTGTGAGTTCTTATAGCACTACAGCAACTTCTGCATCTGGTCAAGGTAACCAATGTATAATTAATAGAATTGATTGTACTAAATATGGTCAGGGTAGAAAAATTACATTTATAAACCGATATGGAGTTCAGCAAGATTTATGGTTTTTCTTAAAAGAAGTCAGGTCATTAAATAGAACTAATGAAAAATATCAGTCTAATACAATACAATATCCTGATGATGAATATGCTCAATACGAAGTAAAAAATGCACCTAATAAATTATTCAATACACAAGGTAAACAAATGCATACTTTAAGTTCAGGTTATTATCCTGAATATACAAATCAGTTTTTTGAGCAATTGTTATTGAGTGAGGATGTATGGCTTACAAGACCAAAAAAAGAAAATCCTGCTGCTGATGAAACTATACCTGTAACTGTAAAGACTTCTAATATGAAATTTAAAACATCAGTCAATGATAGGTTAATTGAATACACAATAGATTTTGAAGAAGCATTTGACTTAATAAACAACATTAGATAAATGCAAAAACTCCAATTATATATAGGAACGCAAAGGGTTGATTTATTCAAAGATGAAACTGTATCTTTTACACAAACAATACAAAACGTAAAAGACATTAGTAAAATCTTTACCGAATTTTCTAAAACATTTTCCTTACCTGCATCTAAAGTAAATAATAAGATATTCCAACATTATTACAATTTTGATATACAAGGTGGTTTTGATGCTAGAAATAAAGTAGCAGGATATATTGAATTAAATACAATACCATTTAAAGAAGGATATATAAAATTAGAGGGAGTTGATTTAAAAAAAAACATACCTCATACTTATAGAATTACATTTTTTGGGAATACAATAAATTTGAAGGATGTATTAGGAGATGACCAATTAGGAGCATTACCTAGTTTATCAACATACAATCAAGCTTATTCTAAAGCAAATGTTAAAGCTAAAATGACTGCTAATTTAACTAGCACAACTAATATTTGTATTCCACTTATAACACATACTCAAAGATTATTTTATAATTCTGATTCTGCAACACACAATGACAATGGGAATTTATTTTATCATAATACTAGTGGAACAAATGGTGTTGTATGGAATCAATTAAAGTTTGCTATAAGATTACAAGCTATTATTGATGCAATAGAATCACAATACCCATCAATAAATTTTTCTGATGATTTTTTTAATAATTCTAGTAACACTCAATTTCATAATTTATGGATGTGGTTACACAGAAAAAAAGGTAGTGTAGAACCAACTCAACAATTAGCTTTAAATTTTGTTGCGTTAGAAGAATTGTATAAGGTTTCAGGTAATACAGGTTTTACTGCTTCTATATTTGGTATATTAGAAATAATAGCACCAACATCCCCAACACAAATTGTACAAACTGATTTAACAGTAACACCAACAAATAATTCAACAGTATATAATATACAGATTTTAAAAAATGGTTCTATTTATGACCAAAGAACTAATGTAACAGGTTCTCAAACTTTTTTTAATACATCTGGAACAATTTTAGGTGCAGGTCAATATAGTATACAGGTTGCAACATTAGATTCTAATGGAATAACTTTTAATGCAAATAATATAGTTTGGACTATTTCTGTTGCTGTTCCTGGTCAAGGTGGTGGTGGTGGAACTGATATTTGGAAAAATGCAACTGCATTTCAAAGTAGCACGATAACCCCTTTTAATATTCCTGAACAAATACCTGAAATGACAATAATTAGTTTCTTAACATCTTTATTTAAAATGTTTAATTTGACTGCTTATATAGATAATTCAGGCACAATAGTAGTTAAGACCTTAGATAGTTATTATGCATCTGGTTCTGCAACCCCTATTGTGATAGATGAATATTTAGATGTAACAAAATCGAGTACAGATGTTGCTTTACCATTTAAAGAAATAGAATATAAATATAAAGGTCTAGGAACTTTTTTAGCAAAACAATATAATCAACTTAATAATATTGGATGGGGAACATTGAAATACACATTAAATAATGCAACTTTTGATGCACCGAATAATATTTATAAAGTAGAAATACCTTTTGAACACCTTTTATATGAAAGATTAATTAATGTTAATACTGCAGTATCAGCACCTGCTAATGAAACAACAATACAATGGGGTTATTTTGTTGATGATAATCAAGAACCTTATTATGGATTACCTTTAGTTTTTTATGCAATAGAAGTTAGTAATGGAACTGAAATAGCATTACAAACAGGCACAGGTACAGAAGCTATGGATGATTATATTATACCATCTAATAGTTTAGAAGTAGGAACAACAAATGAAACTAATATTAATTTTACTGCTGCAATAAATGAATATGATGGCTCTGAATATTTAGGAACACTTTTTAATACTAATTATAGTACATACATAAATAATGTTTTTGATATTGGTAGAAGGCTTATTAAAGTTAATGCAATTTTACCACAAAAGATATTTCATAATTTACAGTTGAATGACTTAATACAAATCAGGCAACAGAACTATCAAATAAATTCAATTACAACAAACCTAACAAATGGTAAAAGTCAATTAGAATTATTGAATGTTGGAACACCTTATTATAGGGTGCTACCTAGTGTATCGTATCAAGGCTCACTTGGAACTTTATATTATAATTATTCTGTAGGTGTTGCATCAAGTTTATCAGTCGGAGATACAATGTATAATAATGCAACATTAACTAGCACAGCAAGTTCTGGAACATATTTTCAAACAGGATCAACAGAAGATGATACAGTTTGTCAAGACAGTTCATATATGATGTCAATGACTTTAGATTCTAACGGAATAATAACTAACATATTATGTGGGCAACCTTAAAATAAAATTATGATTAAAAATATATTAGACTTATTAAAAATAGTAAATGGTGAAACTGAGAATATTAGAATTGCTCAAGGTAAATATAAATTAGCAGAATCGTTTTCAGAGGGAATAAAGCAAACAAAAAATAAATTAAAATGGCAACAAAACTAGAAGTAGAATTTCAGTTAAAATATAAAGAAGCTGTTAAAAACTTAGATGAATTCCAAAAGGAATATACTAAGTTAGAAAAACAAGTAGTCAAAGCAAATGAAGAAACTGCTAAAGCATTACAAAAAGTAGAAAAAAGTGCTGAAGATGGTGCAAAAGGTGTGCAAAGTGTTGGTGCATCTTTAAAAAATATTGCTAAAGTTACTGGTGTTGTGTTTCTTCTACAACAAGCATTTGAATTTGTCAAAAGTGCTATACAAGAAAACCAACAAGTGATGGATGCCCTTAATGTTGTGTTTGAAACTGCACAAATTTTATTTAATCAAGTTGCTAATGTCTTTATTGATGTTTATAAAAACGTATCTAGTGCCACAGAAAACTTTGATGCATTAGGAAAAGTAGTTAAAGGTCTTGTTACTATAGCCTTCACACCATTAAAACTAACAATTGATGGAATTAAATTAGGTTTATTGGCTGCACAATTGGCTTGGGAAGAATCATTCTTTGGTGATGGTGATCCTGAAACAATAAAAAGACTAAATGAATCAATAGATGAAACTAAAGAAAGCCTAAAAGAAACAGCAGTTGAAGCAGTAGTTGCAGGTGCAGATATTGTTACTAATTTTGGTGAAGCTGTTACTGAAGTTGGTGCAATAGGCACACAAGTAGTAGATGGATTAAAAGAAGTTAGTGTAGAAGCTGCAATAGAAACTGCAAAAACTAATATACAATTAAAAAAATCTGCTGAAATTGCTGCTGCAGAATCTAGGGGTCTTATTGAGCAATATGACAGACAGGCTGAACAGCAAAGACAAATTAGAGATGAAGAAAGAAACAGTATTGAAGACAGAATAAATGCTAACAACGAATTAAAAAAGGTTTTAGAGTTACAAGAAAAGCAAATGTTAGCCAATGCTGAAACAGTATTAAAAGCAGCAGAAGCACAATTTGAACTAACAGGCAAAGATGAAGATTATATAGCACTACTAGATGCTAGAAATGAAAAGCTAGGTGTTTTGGCACAAATAGAAGGATTCAGATCAGAACAAAAATCTAATGATTTAGCACTTGATAAAGAATTAATAGAATTAACTAATTCACAAATAGAAAGTGAAAGTAAATTATCTATAGAAAGAAAAAGGTTTAATGCTGAATTAATACAAGATGAATTATTAAGATTACAAGCCTTAAAAGAAATAGACATATTAGAAGCAGAACAAGAATCTGTTAGACTTCAGGCAATAGTAGATAATGCAACAGCAGGAACACAAGCCAAAATTGATGCACAAATTGCTTTAGATGAATTTACAGAACAGTCTAGACAAACTAATTTAACTAGACAGAAAGAAATTTTAGATGCAGAAATAGCATTAGATAAACGAAAGATAGCAGACAAAAAAGCTGTAGTAGATGCTATATCACAATTTGCAGATGCAGAATCTGGGATAGGTCAAGCCTTATTAATAGTGAAACAAGGACTTGCATTAAAGGAAACTATAATGGATTTAAAACGTATCACATTTAAAGGAACAGAAGCAATAGGTTCAGCAGCAGTTTCAACAACACAAAACGTAGCTGAAAGTTCTAAGATTGGTTTTCCACAAAACATTATTACTATTGCTAGTGCTATTGCACAGGGTGTTGGAATTATGCGTTCTGTGAAAAAAGCAGTTTCTAAAACTAAAGCTAAAGCAGGTGCAGCATCAGCATCTGTTCCTAGTATTCCAACTCCATCAACACCTGCATCATTACCACCTGCATTTAATATAGTTGGAGCAAGTGGCACAAATCAATTAGCAGAAGCAATAGGTGGACAGACACAAGAACCAGTACAAGCATTTGTTGTTGCTAGTGAGGTAACCTCAGCACAAGCACTAGAAAGAAACACAATAGAAGGTGCAACAATAGGATAAATACAAAACTTAATTTTAAATACGTTATATAATTATGAAAATAGTAGAATTAATACTAGATGAAGAACAAGAAGAAAGTGGGATTGATGCAATATCAATTGTAGAAAGTCCTGCTATAGAATCTGATTTTGTTGCTTTAAACAACCAGGAAATAAAACTTGCAGAGTTAGACAAAGAAAAAAAAATATTATTAGGTGCTTTATTGATACCTAATAAACCTATTTATAGAAATGGGGAAGAAGGTGATTATTATATCTTCTTTTCTAAAGAAACTATAGTTAAGGCATCACAGATGTACTTAAAAAATGGCTATCAAAATAATTCAACACTAGAACACAAAGACACATTAAAAGGTCTTACACTAGTTGAATCTTGGATAGTTGAAGATGAAGTAAATGACAAATCCAGAAAATATGGTTTAGATGTACCAGTAGGAACTTGGATGGGAGCAGTAAAAGTTAATAACGATGAAATATGGAACGAGTATGTTAAATCAGGTAAAGTTAAAGGTTTTTCTATTGAAGGCTATTTTGCTGATAAAATGGAACGACCTAAAGAACAGATCAAAGAAGATATGTCAGAAGAAAAATTAGCAGAACAATTACTTAATAAAATAGAAAGTATTGTTAAAGGTGAAAAAGTAGAATTAGGAATTGCAGATGATTTAAAGAAAAGAAGTGGTGAATTATTAAAGTCAGTATCAAAAGCTGATAAATCTTGGAAAAATTATCAAGACTATCTAACAGGTGCAGATAAACCTTTTTCTTCAATGATAGATGCTTATAGCGACTTAGATGGTTCTGTTCAGTTTGCAGAAGGTATTGCAAAAAGATTTATAAAAGCAGGTCAAGAACTTGGATTAGATTTAAAAAACAATAAAGATTATCAAAATATAGAAGCTAATTTAAAAACATCTAAGGATGTATTAAATACAATAAATAGTTTCAAAGACCCTTCAACATTCCAAAAATAAAATAAATTAATATAAAAATGAAAACACCAAAAGAATTAGATAAAATCTATAATAGATTGCCTAAAGACAAAACTGAATTAGGTAATCATAAAGTTGAATTAGGAATAGTTGATGATATTGCTCAAGCCATATCTAATTTAGAAAATCAATTTAAACAGCTTAGTGATGCTGAAAGAAAACAATTTAATGCTGTCGTAGAAATAAGAAAAGCAATAAGTGAAGCAAAAAAAATAGATGATAAAAGTAAAAGTTTAGCAAATAAATCAGAAAGTATTGCAGATAAATCTGCTAAATTAATAACTAAAGCAAGACAAGCAGCAAAAGATTTAGGTGTAAAAGATTCTGATATTAAAGGTTTGAAACAATTATTTAATACAATAGATAATATGGATCAAAAAATAGAAGAAATAAGAAATTTTCAATTTACTTATGAAAAATTATAAAAAATACATATAGTAAATGCGTAATACAAGAAACAAAAAACCTTTTATACCTAGCAGAACAAGTCCTACTGGTAGTTCTAGAGCCTGTTTATGTTGGGATTCCAACACATATTCAATAGAATGTTGTGATGGTTCAATACACGCACAAGGTATTGGTGTTATTACTAGAATTACTTAAAAATGCAAAATTAAATCAAATAATCGTTATATAAATAATATGAAATCAACTGAAATGTTAAATCAAATTAAAACACTTCTAAACATCGAGGTAAAACTTGAAGAAATGAAGTTAGAAAATGGCACTATCGTAAGTGCAGAATCATTTGAAAAAGGTAAAGAAATCTTTATAGTAACAGATGATGAAAAAGTAGCAATGCCAGTAGGTGAATATATCCTAGAAGATGGCAGATTAGTAGTTGTTGAAGAAGAAGGAATTATTGCAGATGTTAGAGAAGTATCTGATGAAGTTCCACAGAAAGAAGGAGAAGATGGAGAAGAAATTACTTCAGATTTAAAAGAAGATGACTATGAAGAAGAAAAAGATGAAAAGAAAATGGCTGATGTAGAAGATTGGGAAGGAATGGAAAAAAGAATCCAAAACCTAGAAGATGCTATTTCTGATCTTAAATCTAAACTTAGTGAAAAAGAAGAAATGGGTGAAGAATCTAAAGGATTAAAATCTCGTACAGTAAAAGAAGAATTTAGCAAAGAAGAATTATCTGAAGCTGCAGTAAAGCCTATTAAACACAATCCTGAATCAGGAAATGAAAAAATAAATAAAGTAGAATTTGCAAAAGGCAAGTTTAACACGACACTAGATAGAGTATTAAATAAATTAAATAAATAATAAAAAAAATGAGTAATCTAAAAAATGTAAATTTAGCAACTACTGTAAATATCACTAGTACTTATGCAGGTGAATTCGCAGGAGAATATATTGCTGCAGCACTTCTTTCAGCATCTACAATTGATGATGGGGGATTAACAGTAAAAGCGAATATCGCTTACAAAGAAGTAATTAAAAAATTAGCAACAGGTTCTTTAGTAACTGCAGCAGGATGTGATTTTGTACCAAATTCATCTGTAACACTTACAGAAAGAATTATTGAGCCAAAAGAATTACAAGTAAACCTACAATTATGTAAGTATGACTTCGTAAACGATTGGGAAGCACAACAAATGGGATATGGTTTAGGTCAATCTTTACCCCCTAAATTCTCTGACTTTATGATTGCTCACGTGGCAGCAGAAGTAGCACAAAATACAGAATTATGTATATGGCAAGGAGATACAACTGCAAGTTCTAACAATTCATTTGATGGATTTGAAAAACTAATTTTAGCAGCAGCAGCACAAATTCCTACAGGTCAAAAAATTACAAAAGTAAGTGGTGGAATTACTGCAGCAAACGTAATCGCAGAATTATCTAAAGTAGTAGATGCAATACCATCATCATTATATGGTAAAGAAGACCTATTTATTTACATTCCATCTAAAACAGCTAAGGCTTATGTTCAAGCATTAGGTGGGTTTGCAGCTAGTGGATTAGGAGCAAATGGTGTTAATAACCAAGGAACACAATGGTGGAACAATGGTTCGCTAAGTGTAAATGGTGTTAAAATATTTGTTTGTCCAGGAATGAGCAACGATAAAATGTATGCAGCACAAAGAAGTAACTTATACTTCGGAACTGGAATCCTTAACGATTCAAATGTTGTAAAGGTTTTAGATATGGCTGACTTAGATGCTTCTAACAATGTTAGAATGGTAATGAGATTTACCTCAGCAGTACAGTTTGGAATTGCTTCTGACCTTGTACAATATAAATAAAAATTAATTAACTAAATTAAGGCAGGTAGAATAATCTGCTTGCCTTTTTTTATAAATAAAATATAAATAATATGGCTTGTACATTAACAACAGGTAGAAAAATTCCTTGTAAATCAGCTTTTGGTGGTATAAAAACTGTTTTGTTTGCTAATTATGGGACTATTGCATCAATTGCAGTAGATTCAACAACCAAAATAGCAACTATAACAAATGGTTCGCCAGCACCAGTATGGTTTGAATATGATGTAAAAGGAAATTCTAGTTTAGAAACTACTGTAACAAGTAGCAGAGAAAACGGAACAACATTCTACACACAAACTTTAAACTTAACATTAACTTATTTAGATGCAAAAACACAAGCAGAACTGCAACTTTTAGCAGTATCTAGACCATACGCAGTAGTCGTTGATTACTACGGCAATAGCTTCTTATGTGGTTTTGAAAACGGAATGGATTTGACAGGTGGAACTGTAGTAACAGGAGCAGCAGCAGGAGATTTATCAGGGTTTACTCTAACATTTGAAGGAATGGAAGAAACAGCACCTTATTTCTTAAATGCTACACCAACAGCATCAACTGAACAAGTTGACCCAACAGCATAATAATAGTTTTTTTTAATTGTAAATCAAGCACTCTTAATAGGGTGCTTTTTTTTTGCCTAAATGATTGTACAAATTCTTAGTATTATTACGTTATATAAGTAATGATTATATTAACTACATCAGCAACTGCCCAAGCATTGTCAGTTATTCCTAGAGAATATACTGATGCTTTTAGTGTATCTATTCGTGATGACAGTACAAATGTTATTAAATATTATGATATTACTAGTGCTGTAACTTCAGGAAATTATCTTAACTTTAATCTAACATTTAATCCTATCTTAGTAGAAAATCACTTCTATGATTTAAGATTATACATAGATTACAATTATTGGAATACTAATTATAGTTTTTGGAATATATCAGACCAAATTTGGAATGTGGAAACTGAAGAAGTAGATGATATTTACAAAGATAGAGTATTCTGTACAGACCAAGATGTAGATCAATTAAATAAGAATGACCATTACGAAATAAATAAAGGTCAATATATAACATACGATGGGTATGATAATACATACATAGTAATATGAAAAAAATAAGATTAAGAAATGCTAAGGGTCAATTTAAAAAGGCTTCAAAAGTATCAGAATTTGGTTTTGTAAATTTAAGCACTTACACAAGTCCAGAAATTAAAGAAGTAAATGGTAAAAATTGGATTGAATATGGAGCAGATAATAACTATTTTCAGTATTTAATTGACAGATATAATGGAAGTCCTACAAATAATGCAGCAATTAATGGCATAAGTCAAGCTATTTATGGTAAAGGACTAAATGCTACTAATGGTAACAAAAAACCAAATGAATATGCACAAATGATTTCTTTATTTAAAAAAGAAGTTGTTAGAAAATTGTGTTATGATCTTAAATTAATGGGTCAATGTGCCATTCAAGTCATATATACTAAAGACAGAAAAAAAATAGCACAATTAGCACATATGCCAATAGAAACTTTAAGGGCAGAAAAATGCAATGATGAAGGTGATGTACCTGCATATTACTATTTTAAAGATTGGGCAAATATAAAAAGAAGTGATATTCCACTAAGAATACCTGCTTTTGGTATGTCTAAGGAAAATATAGAGATATATTACATTAAACCTTATAAGTCTGGTTTTTATTACTATTCACCTGTGGACTATCAAGGTGGTTTACAATATGCAGAATTAGAAGAAGAAGTATCTAATTATCATTTGAATAACATTATGAATGGTTTAGCACCATCAATGCTTATAAATTTTAATAATGGTACACCAAATCAGGAAGAACGTAAATTAATAGAAACAAAGATTGCACAAAAGTTTTCAGGAACAAGTAATGCAGGTAAATTTATTCTTGCTTTCAATGACAACAAGGATAGTCAAGCAGAAATAACACCAGTTCAATTATCTGATGCACACAATCAGTATCAATTTCTTTCAGAAGAAGCTACAAAAAAAATAATGGTAGCACACAGAGTAGTTAGTCCTATGTTATTAGGTATAAAAGACAGTTCTGGTTTAGGTAATAATGCAGATGAAATAAAAACTGCTTCATTACTTATGGATAATACTGTTATTAGACCTTTTCAGGAACTTTTAATAGATTCCTTTGACCAAATACTAGCATACAATGATATTGCTTTAAACCTTTACTTTACGACCTTACAGCCACTAGAATTTACTGAGGTTGATAGTTCAATACAAGACAAGGAAGATATTGAAGAAGAAACTGGCTATGAATTTAATAAGGTAGAACTTAAAATGATTGATGGTCAAAAGGCTTATGACACAATAGAAGAAGCTGTAAAGGTAGCAGAAGAAAAGGGATGTAGTGGCTATCACGAACACGAAGTAGAAGGTGTTGTTTATTATATGCCTTGTGAAAGTCATACAGAACTTAAAGCACCTTGTTGGGATGGATATGAGCAGATAGGAACTAAAATGAAAAATGGAAAAAAAGTTCCTAATTGTGTTCCATTGTCTGAAATGAAATTGACAGAAGAAAATGAATTACAAGAACTAACAGACCAATTATCAGAATATGGACAGGATGAAGCTGATCTTTTAGAAAATTATGAATTAATTGATGTTTCTGAAGTTGATTATGAAAATGATGATTTACAAGATGAATTAATCAAAGAATTAAATGAAGAAAAACCAAAACAATCTACACTTAGTAAAATAGTAAATTTAGTAAGAACAGGACAGGCATTTCCTAACAGAAAATCTGCACAAGATGGAGTTACTAAACAAACAGGATTACAAAAATTTATGGTTAGATACCAATACGCACCATTAAAAGTAGATAATGATGGTAGAAAGTTTTGTAAAGCAATGGTTAGAGCCAAAAGAATATACAGAAAAGAAGACATCATTAAAATGGGTAAACAACCTGTTAATCCAGGATTTGGTGTTAAGGGTGCTGCAACTTATTCAATATGGTTATATAAAGGTGGTGCAAGATGCCAACACAAATGGTTTAGAAAAACATATATGCTGACTTTAGATGGAGATAAATCTTTAGTTACAACTACTAAAGCAAAGTCATTAGGGTTTAAATTTCCTGTAAATGACCAATTAGTACCAGTTGCACCAAAAGATATGAAATACAAAGGTTACACAAAGGCATATTGGGATAAAATGGGTTTTGGTAAAAAGAAAAAAAAGAAATAAACTATGGCAACAACACTTTTTATAAATCGTACTGATTTAATAAGAAATTCTATAATGGATGGGAATGTCGATACTGACAAGTTTATCCAGTTTATAAA